GAGTTGGGTCTCTGTCAAGTTCGCGTTGTAGGTTTACACACGCATGATAAAAACTTACTACCCACATCAGATTTACCTTGGTGTGCAACTATGCAGCCAACAATATCTGCTGCTATGAATGGTATTGGTTGGACTCCAATTGGTCCAGTTGAAGGAACATCTGTTATCGTTATGTATCTTGATGATACATATCAACAAGGTGTTATCATGGGCGCTGTTGGGGGTATTGCCACTGAACCAGTGCCTATTGACTTTGATGACTCTGGTCCAATTTTAAAACAAGACAAAGTAACAGAAACTGTTAGACTACGTTCAGTCCCTGGTCCAGTTACAGGACAACAAATTGAATTATATGACCCAGAATCTCGCAGAACAGATATTACAAACGCTCTTGAAGCTAACATGCGCGTGTCTGGATATGGAATTGATTATGGTACAGTTATCACTTCTATTGATAGTGGTACAAAAATTACTTTATCAAAGCCAGTTCGCGACTTTGGCGAAAACTTAATCGACTTTGACCCACCCCTTGCGTCAACAAAAGCAGTTATCGAGTCAAAAACAAACGTTACTGGTTCAACTCTTGACCAAAAATCTGAACCAATCAAACCAACTGCAGTAAATACTGAAATCCCAACATTACCACCTCTACCTGAATTTAGAAATACTCAGACTAAAGCGTCAGAAGGTATCAAGGCACTTATCGCGGCGTGTGATAAGGTTGGTCTCACCACAAAAGAACAAAAATGCGCTTTACTTGGTATAGCAGGTGGCGAAACAGGTTGGGTTCCTAAGAAAGAGAACTATTATTACACAGCTTCTCAGATGAAAAAGGTTTTCTCTTTTGCCACTGATGAAGATGTTGAAAAATATTCCGAAGCAACCAAAAAGGGTGTTAGCCGTGAAGAATTTTTCTCATGGTGTTATGGTCCAACTAAACGAGGAAAAGGTTTTCTTGGAAACAAAACTGATGAACAAGCTGGTAAATATTACGGGCGTGGGTTCATTCAGTTGACTGGTTATTCAAATTATAAGCGATATAACGACTTAGCAAAATCTTTAGGGATAAACCTTGATATCGTTAATGATCCAGATTCTTTGGACAATGACATTAACGTTTCTGCCCTGATCGCTGCTCTTTATATTAAAGATAGAGTTTCTCCACGCGTTAACCCAAGAGCTCACCCAGATTATTTCTTCGCGGCGAAAAAAGCCGTTGGTGTAAACATACCAGAGATCGCTTCTAGAAAACTACGTTACTATGAATATTTTTATGGTAAAGAAGCTGCTGGTGGTGTAGCTAAAGACGCTGGACCAGCTGCCATAATCGCAGATGAGGATACTGACAGTAAACCAGGACCATCTAAAAAATCTATTGAAACTGGTTCTTTCGGTTTAGGTTTCAGAGATCCAAATAACAAGTATCCTTTAAAAGCGTACATTGGAGAATCTGATGTAAACCGTCTCGCTCGCGGTATTATTGAAGGTACCATCGTTAAGTTAAAAGACGCCAATAGAAAAACTGGAATTCCAACAGCAGCTGGCGGGACTTGGAGTCAACCAGAAGCCCCATATGGCGCAAAGTATCCATTCAACAAAGTTCTAGAAACAGAATCTGGTCACGTTCAAGAATTTGATGATTCTCCTGGTCAAGAACGTATTCATACCTACCACCGTTCTGGTACATTTACTGAGATTGACCCGAATGGCACTCAGGTGAATTATATTGTAGGTGACAACTTTATTCTGATGGAACAGAATGGTTGTATTCACGTTGCTGGAGAATGTAATATTACGGTTGACGGTAACACTAATATCTTGGCTCGTTCAGACGCTAATATTAAAGTAGAACAAAATGCTAAAGTTCAAGTTGGTAATACTTTAGAAATTGGCTCAGCTAATGACACTACACTTGCCGTCGGTGGCGATTTCTTAGTCAAAGTTGCTGGTAAATTTAACGTTGATGCTGCTGGTATTAATGTTAAATCTCAAGATAACATATCTATGCAATCAGTTGGTGATATGTCAATGAAGGGTGCTAACCTTAACGTTGAGTCTCTCGGCGAAGCAAACTACTTGTCTGGCGGTGACACTAGAATGGATTATCGCGAAGGTCAGTTTGGTAATGGAGCGAGCGGTGCGGGCGATGTCGAGGATGTTCCATTAACACCTCCTCCAGAGGGTAACCCATTGAACTCTGTTATTAAATACGCAGAAGCCCCACCAAGAGAGTTTGAAGAAAAAACTGTTATCGAAACACCTGATGATTGGGAGACACCAGAAGGACGCGCTCAATCTAATAAAGAATACACACAACAAGGTGCTGAAAAAGTCACACTTCCACCAGCTGATGAACAATCTGGTGTACTAACTGGCGGCTCTGGTAAACCAGTTCCAGTAGATAAAGGTAATATTCAAAACACCAAGGACTTCTCTAACGATTACAAATTATCTAAAAACATTGTTCTCGGTATGATGATTTCTGGTGGTGTTGGTGGTAAACACAAGCTGACTCCTCAGATGTTGAAGCCTAACAAGGATGCAGCTGAACGTCTATACACTGTACAAGAAATCGTGGGTAATTTAGCTGAAACAGCAAACAACGTTCTTGAGCCAATTATTGATGTATTACCAGGAGGTCGCTCTGGTTACAACAATCAGTGGGTTATCTCTTCGGGATATCGTTTGAAGGGAGTTGTTGCAAACGAGTCTGCTACATCAGATCACTGCAAGGGTCACTGCGTCGATATCGTTCTAAAGATCCCAGATAAGTATACCAAGACTTTCGAGGTGATCCAACAAATTGAGAAATTGATTGTTTATGATCAGTTGATTCTAGAGTATCGTTACCCAGATTCAGTTTGGATGCATATTTCATATCGTAAGGATAACAACCGTAAGATGGCGTTCACCATGGTCAATGATAAGACATACAAGCGTAATGCTCTTGGTCTTCCAGCTGGGTTCTTCTTAATAAGCGATATTCCACCAAAGGGTAAATAATGGCTGGCGTATGGAATCTTGAAACTCTTAGTAATGTAGACGAGTATGAATCTTTTTCTCACTCGTTTACATACTCAGATCCAGAGCAACCAACAAAATCTTTTAGAGTTGTTATCACCCCAACTGAACAAAATTCTCAAACAATTTTTATCAGCGGTAATAATATTACAGGATACTACTCTGATGCGTTTAATATCAGAGTAGTATATAAAACTAAAGAAGATAAGTACATAACTGTAAATAATTTTAGAGCAATTAAGCAAGAACTTCTGGACGAAGTTGTAGAGTATAATCCAGACTTGACCACAAGTAGAACTTACACATACATTGCTAACGCATTTTATCAAGATGAATTTGTTGAATCTAAAACATATACAAAAACTGTGAATAATAACTGGGATTTGAATAAAGAACTTCTGCTACAATATGTCAATTCAACCGTTGTTACTGACGAGTCCCTCTTCAACCCTTGGATAAATAGTATTAATGCAGCTATTGTTAAATGGCGCAATTCATCTAACGTCAATATTAACTGGGCATAAAAATGGATATTCCAAATATATTTAAAAACAGAACTGGCACTATTCAGCTTTCTGACTTAGATGATAACTTTAATGCATTAAAAGTTTTCGTAAATACACACGAGATTCAGATTTCTTCACTACAGCAGGGGCAAGCTGATCTTGTTAACGCTATTAACAACTTCTCTGCTATCCCATATGGATGTATTGTTATGTGGTCGGGTGCCGTAAATAATATTCCATCTGGCTGGAGATTGTGCGATGGGACAAACAGCACTCCTGATCTGAGAGATAAGTTTGTTATTGGCGCAAGATCAGACTCTGGCGGTTCTGCTACAACTACAGTTACTGGCGCTGATACTAAAACAGGTGGACAAAAAGATGCCGCTCTTGTAAGCCATACACACCCAGTAACAACTAGCGTTACTGTAGGAAATCACTCTCATACAATCTCTGGTTCTTTCTATGCCAGAGACTCTGGAATGTATGCTGAAAGTGGACCATTTTCAAACGGTGGAGCAGCTGCTGAAACTATTAATGCAGACACATTAAGTAGTAGTTTTAAAGATTTTGAGAATAGAAGAATAAACTTTAACAACACTAACACGCACACTCACCCAGTTAGCGTTTCTGTTGGTATTACTGCAGCGGGAGATACAGGCACTAACAAAAATCTTCCACCATATTATTC